AATTTGCCCTAATCCATTTGTCGTTTAAATTCCATGCGGCCCTAACAAATACTTTAAGGGCTTCAATTGTATTGCCATAAGTGTCAACTTTTTCAAGCCAACGTAAAAGATAAACCATACCCCCAGCTTCTTTCGGACTCATTATATAATTTCCCTTTTTATCTTTTGGATAATTTGCTCCCGATAATCTTTCAAACGTTTCGCAAAAAATGGTAAAGGCTTCGTATGTTGGATTCGGCTTGCGTTCAGTCGGCTCGGCTTTTTCTTTTTTCGGGCAATTTTTTTCTTTTTCTATATTTTGTAATTCAGATATAAGTTGAAAAGGATTAACCTTACCGTTCTTTTTTTCCTTAATTTCAATTCCATTTATTTCGATGGGCGAAAATTCTTTTGAATTTTCAGGATATTCTTTAAGGTTGTTATTTTTTATAATTTTTTCTTCTTTAAGATTGTTCTTCTTAAGTGCAGGATTTTCCCGCTTCGGAGATTCACCGTTACGGGTTTTTTCCGATACGGTAAAATCTGGATTAGGTATAAAATCTATTACATAATCAAAGCTATCAAACCTTCCTAATTCGCTTCTTTTTTGGGTTCTTTTTAAATATCCTGTTGAAACTAATTCATCAAGATACTTTCTTAAGGTATCTTTAGAATACCCCAAATCTTTAGCCATTTTTGATTGGTAAAATTGCCACTCTTCAGCCATTGAAGACATATAGCAATATAAAAATCTTGCTCTATCTGAAATACTTGAATTTCTTATTAAGTCATTAGGTATTTGGGTAAAAAACTTCTTCGTTTTATTTGTGACTTTATTCATAGGTAGAAAAAAAAATACCCAACGGTGGAAGACGTTGGGCAAAGATGAAACAATATTGTGTTGTTCCAGTTCCTTTTGAGTGACTTCCACACCATTCAAAAGAACATTACAAAGATAAACTATTTCGATTATTTATCAAACATTACATTATACCTTTTAGCAAATGAGTAATTAGATGGTTTATCCTCGGCATTTATTGTTTTATAAGATATAAATAAATCAGAAAATAAAGCTTCATCAGTTTGTTTTTCATTCATGAAAAATGAAAATAAAATTACTCTTAATAAATGATACGTATATAAACAATTGGATTTTAGAATAATTGAATACAATGTAGCAAAGTTATTATATCCTCTATAATCATTTGGATATGGATTTTTTGCTATGAAATTATTATTTGTAATATCTTTTCTATCTCTTCTACATATACTCCAATCTCCATAATTTATACCATCAATATGGTATAATTCAATATGTTGTTCTATAATTTTTTTATTATTAATTTTATATTTATCGCATATTTTATCTCCATACAATCTAACATTATTGCATTCAATACAATAAAGATTAGAAAACTTTCCTTCATTAGATTTGTATTTGTAATAATTTTTTCTTTCTTGAAACTTTAAACTAAGTTTATATTTTTCCTGTGCTTGTTTTAAAACATCAGGATTCTCCAACCTTTTTTTAATAGCATACTTTTTATCGTAGTCTCGCTTGTTTTCCTTAGCCTTTTGACTTCGTACCGTATTTCTATTGCGCTCATTGGTGCATTCACGGCAGTGCATTCTATCGCTGCTACCACGTTGAATATAACTGCAATTATGTTTTTCACAATACTTAACCTTAATACTATTTACGCACATAGTTTTATTGTTTTAATTCGCCATCGACCTCTGCCCTCTTCCTCACCTTGTCCGCTAACCATGCCACTACCTGTGCCTTGTCCGCAGGTATATACTTCCCATCCACATCCATGTGTATGTTTACTGGTGCTATGTTACCCTTCTCATTGACTGACTTAGTATCATGGCATGACTTACACAATGCTAATAGATTGTTTAGATTGTACATCGAACCATTACGAGTGATAGGTATCATGTGATCCACACATCCCTTATAATCACCTGGTGTTATGTCAGTCATTATACCTAACACTATACAGCATTCACATAAAGGATTAGCACGTCTGTATGCCTTGCTCATCTTATGCCATGCGTTATTGTAGCTGCCTTGTTCACCGCTTGGTGTGCGCTGCATTTTAGCCTTGTGTATTGTACTACCTATTCCCTTGCTTATGTATGGCATCTATATCCCTTTTAATATCTCCCATCGCTTCTTGTTTAGTAAGTCTATGTGTAATAGCTCCTTAACATATTGTCTTCCTGCCTTAACGCTTGCTACCTTATCAATGTTGCCATTAACTATATTGGTAACTAAGTCTAAAAACTGTGCAGGATTATCGTAATGTATAACACCAGGTATATTAAACTCTGGAAAGTAACTGTCTGCTAACACTGGCATACCATTAGCGATGCACTCTATGGCAAATATATTACTTTTAGATAAGTTAAAGTCATTACGCACTAATGGATAGAAACCAAAGTCACCTTCTATACGCTGCATAAATGTGAAATAAACAAACATAGAAGACCAATCAACATTGATAGCTTTCTTGTTTAAGTCGTACATCATAAACTTATTTAAGCCAAAGAAAGTAACCTCTGTATTCATTTCTATCATCTGATTTATTTCAGCCTTGATAGTATGTAAGTCTGCAAAATGTGTACTTCCTCCTCTCCATACAAATCTTGTAGGTTTGTGCCTATACTTTACTTCAAACATTGGTAAGTCAGTAGGATTCCAACCATTAGGTATAATAAACATAGGTATCTTTCCCTGGCACATTGGAAAGTAAAGGTCATATAACTTTTTTGTAGATACTATGACTGCATCAGCAAATAGGAAAGTATCTTGTATTTGTTTCTGTACTTGCGGATTAGCAAAATAATGATTAGCAGGATTATCTTCCGGCACATCTAATAAGTGATCATCAAAGTCAATAATCACCTTCTTTCCCATCCTCTTTGCATCTGCCATTATTCCCAGTGATGCCGTTGAGTTAGGCCGTTGTATCAATACAATGTCAGTATTATAAATGTCATGCCACTGCGCTCTTTCTTGTTGGCAGATAACGTGTTCAAATTTCTTCTGTAAAGCTAACCTTGTAAATGGGCCAAGTGAACGGTAGTAATCAGTTGCCTGACTTTTAGATGATGTAAATGTGGTTAACTTCATTTCTTGTAGTTATCTAAAACGTGTTCAATAGTCTTTTCAAGAGAAATCCTTTTACCAGTCTTAAAAGATATATTAATCTGAATTTTTAATAATTTCTCGTGAATCTCATCGGTTAATAAAACTCCTTTCTTCTTAGCCAACATAATTTTTTCCATATTTATTTGTTTTAATGTTGCAAATATATAATAAATATATAACTTTGCAAAAAATAAATTTATATGATAAAATTAATTGTTTCCGGAAGAGTAGGTCAAGACGCTGAATTAAAAAGCGTTGGTGATACTACTGTATGTTCTTTTAGTGTTGCTCACACTGAAAAGGTGTATGGCCCTAACCCAAAAGAGACCACGATTTGGATTAGTTGTTCAGTTTGGGGAGAAAGAGCTGTCAAACTTGCCCCATTCATTACCAAAGGTACTTACATAGTAGTAGAAGGTAGTGGTGGAGTAAATGCTTACACCCAAAAGAATGGAGAAGTAGCTGCCGTTATTAACTGCCGTGTAACCTCCCTTGAATTTGGAGGAAAGCCTACCGCTGAACCTACACCTCTAACCACTATGCCGCCAGTTGGCAAGGTTGACATGGATGGTGATCTGCCATTTTAATTAATCAGTAAACATTATCAGTATGAACAAACAAACAAAAGTAAAAGGCTATCTGCTTTTACTCCTCGTTATCTCCTCCCTCTTTATATCCCTTGTCGGCCATGGCTACACAGCTAACAAGATTGCAGCTCCTAATCCTGCAAAGGAATACCCACAGGATAATCTATCTGTTATTGACATGAAGAATCTGCCAGGCACACAGATAAAGAGCATGGGCAAGGAGGAACTACAAATGTTTTTAGAAGAACAAGGCTTTAGAAGATTAAAAAATAAAAGTCTGGTAGATTTAAGACGTGTATGGTTAGGATTTATGTATGAAGATTTCTTTTATACAATGCACAAAAAGACTGATCTGCCTATCTCTGTTATCTATGCCTTTTTTATCATTGAGGCTACCAATGCCGGAATAGAAAGTAAGTTAATGGCAAAAGCCTTGAATCCTGGAGGAATAAAATACAGAGGCACCGGTAAGAAGATGAATGCGATGGATGATTGCTATAAGAATGGTAAGAAGATACCTTGCGCCTTCCAGGCTTTCTCCTCTTACAATGCCATGGTGCAAGGTTGGGCAGATGTCTTAAATTTACCACGTTATAAGAATTGCAAACGGTTTATGTTAGCAAAGTACAACAGAGGCATGAGTGCAAAAAACATAGTAGATGCTACTTGTAAATGCTTTTATAAGAGTGGATACCATACAAGTAACCTTTGGAAAGTAAGAAGTAATTTATCAACAGAATACTGGACAGTAAAAGCCAGTTTTCCAGAAATGGAATATTAAAATGATAGACAATAAATTTTTCTTTGACAAATCAGTAGAACTTGGCTTTACTACTACCGACTATGAATCTCTTGTTAATCTGCATACCAACGGTGCAAGGACATTGCAGATAATGGGATGTACATCTGTGTTTGAATTTGGTAGTGGATTAGGTTTCTTTTTATCTGCCTGCCAGCGTGTAGGCTTATATAAACACGTTGGATATGACATTAACCCGTATGAACGTGACTTTGCTATAAGTAAAGGGATTGATCCTGGAAGATATTTACTTGGCAAATGGGTAGAAAAGTACCTACTTGGCAGGTATGAATTAAAGACACATGGCAGTTATGATGCAATTTACTCCACGGAGGTATTTGAACACATGACCGACGAAGATATAAACAAAGTTATGCCAATCCTTTACAAAGCCTGTAACAAATATTTTTATTTTACTTCTACGCCTCATGCCTCTGCTGATCCTGCCTGGGACATTGAATGGGGACACATTAACATAAAGCAGAAAGATGAATGGATAGCATTGTTTAAAAGACATGGCTTTGATTATATGCGTGATGCAAATGAAGTGACATCCTGGGGATTGTTATTTACTAAAAATGAGAATCATGGCAAAGCAAAGTAAAAAGCTATATAATGCTTTTACAGAAGAGCATTTAGAAATAATTAGAAAGGTGTATGCCGACACTCCTAACAAGGTCATTGCTACTATGATGCCTCACTCTTTTACATCTATTAGCAAGAAAGCACACACCATGGGATTAAAGAAAAGTAAGGAACATATTAGTAAAAATGGCAGAGCCGTAGCCATAGCACAATGGAATAATTTAATAGAAAATAATTTACAATTAAGTAGTAATTTTAAAAAAGGTCATGTGCCGTGGTGCAAAGGACAAAAATTGTCCTCTGAACATATTGCAAAGCTCACAGGAGTATTTAAGAAAGGTCAAACACCGCACAATACCTTACCAATCGGCAGTATCAGAAATATTAATAACTACAATGAAATTAAATACGCTAATCACAAATGGATGGCTGTTTCCCGTTACAACTGGGAACAAGTGCATGGGCCGGTGCCAAATGATATGTGTGTGTTTAAAATTGACCAGGATAAATATAACGATGACATTAGCAATCTCTGCCTTGTATCCAGGAAGGACTTAGCAATGCTAAACCGCAACCATGCTAAGTTATCGCCAGAGTTGAAGGAAGTGCAAATTTTAATAAACCAGATTAAACAAAAAGTAAAATGAGACTAACAAAAGATGAAGCTCGCATATTAGCACAAGCATTGAATGAGTATAAGTACAATATAGTTAATGAATTTAATGATTTTAAAGAATTAAATGTGTTTAACAAGCTACACGACTTACAGTATAAATTAGAAATGTTTGGTGATGATAAAAGAAGGTATGGCAGAACATCAGAAGATAATTTATATGACTGTTTTAAAAGATTTGCAAAACAAAATAAATTATAATCAGATGAAAAACAAAATCAGCGACCTCCGCAACCACCTCTTCGTTGTCCTTGAAGAACTAAGCGATCCCGACTCCAAGTACGACCTTGAAAAAGCCAAGGTAATTGCCAATGTTGCCCAGACTATTATCAACTCTGCCAGTGTGGAGAATCAGTATTTGAAGATAGTAGGAGGTAGCCAGGGCAGTGGATTTATTGAGGAGGGGAGGATGGAAAATATTAAAAGTATTGGCGAAAAGAATTAAATTATATTGTATATTTACACCGTAGTCCGCCACACTGATGGTAAGGTAAACAAAATATGAGAATAGCTAATAATCGTACTAAGGATTTATTACTGTTACTGCAAGACTTTAAGTGCGCTATATGCGAAACTGAACTTTGCAAGGGCAATTATCATGCCGACCATATCTTACCATACAGTCTTGGTGGACAAACTTTTCTTAATAATCTACAATTATTATGTTTAGAATGTCACAAACACAAAACCAAGATGGATTCCAGTACCGCAAAGGTCAAGAGGAAACAATTAACATGATTTTAAACGGTGGACAAGGCACCTACTTAGCAGTTTTACCAGGAGGATATGGTAAAACATTAACTGCTATTGGTGCATACTACGAACTGCGTAAACAAAGAAAGTGCGATAGATTTTTATATGTTGCACCATCTACAGTAAAATTAACCGAATTTGATAAAGATTTAAAAAGCCAATGTAATAAAATTGGATTTGATTTTATTGCTAATATTGGTAAAGATTCTGTTGTGCAAATAAATGATTCATTTGCTATAAGGGAACACCAACTAAACAAAGCAGAATTTTTTATGGTAACTCCTCACTTTGGAATAAATAGCAGAGGATCTATTTTAAATGATTTATTAAGAACTGGTAATTGGTTTGTATGTGTTGATGAATCACATCACTACACAGATGTTAATAAATTTGGTAATTTAATTTCTGGACTTAACGCTAAATATTTTTTAGGATTAAGTGCTACACCAGATAATCAAAATCAATTATCTATATTTAAGCAAATTGATAGTAATAATATTTACAACTTAGATATAAAACAAGGTATAGAAGAAGAAGCAATAAGACGAATTAAGTATATTGCGGGAGATTATTATGTTGATCTTTTAATAGATGGTAATGTTTTAAATTTAACTACAGAACAATTAAGGGAAGAAATTATTATTAATGATTATAAGGATTTAAATCAATATGAAATTAAAAAGCAATTAAGGTATTTAAGTAAATATGTAAGTCCATTATTTATTGAGGCAATAGATAAATATGACCAATTAACATTAAAAGACACCGATTTATATATTAATGCAAACGCAAAAAAGCCAGATAGACCTATACATCAAATATTAATATTTGCAGATACTGTTTCATCAGCTCAAAATTATTGTAAAATGATTAATGACATGAGACCTAATTTTGCAAATTGGATAGGTACTGGTCCTAATGGAAGAAAATTATCTGATAATAAAGATATATTAATTAAATATAAAGATGGTGAAATACCTTGTTTAGTACAAGTTTCTGTTGCTGGAGAAGGTTTTGACAATCCACAATCAAGTATTATTGTTTATCTTTCTCTTCAATATAATGGTAATCAGGTAGTACAAAAAATAATGAGAGCCATGAGAAGAAATTACATGATAGAAAATTATGATGATGATTTTGGTTATGTTTATGTTCCTACTGATTCTAAAGCATTAGAAACTATAAAACAATTATCAGAAATTACATGGGAAGGTACAGAGTTTACTGGGAATAGTAAAATAGATGAACCTGGAATAGATGATGATAATTGGAAAGACTTACCTACTTATGATTATAATTTATTTAATCAAATTACAGATGTATTATTTAAAGAATGGCAAAAAAATAACCTGCCAGAAAAAGAATTTTTAAGATTAAAGGATAGTTTACAAACAGATAAAAGAATTATAATTGATAAAGATAATTCAGAGCATACTGATATTATAAAAGAACATCTTGGTAAAATATTTGAAGAGAAAGCAATTATACATAAAGAAGAGTTAACCAGGAATGAATTACTTGCAAAAATTGATACTTTAGTTGGTTCAATGTCATATAAAATAGTTAGAAATTTAAAGTCTAAATCTACTAACACAACTATTATTGGTGATTTAAAAAAATCAATTCATGGTAGGTATGTATATGAAAATAGGACAACTACAAAAGATATGACATTTGAACAACTTAAAAATAAATTGGAATGGCTTAATGCTTTATCAAGCACTATTAATGAATCTAAAACTTTACCAATATGGCTTCAGAAGTAATATTTACAGAAAGTAAAACACCATTAGATTTTAGTATAAAATACTTTATAAAATCATATCATGGTGGATTGCATAATGTACAAAGCGCAAAGAAACATTATTTTGAAATGATAGAGCAAAATGCTTTTGATGATATATTAAACAAAAGATCAAGACATGAAGCTTACAAGTCATTTATTGAAACACCAATATTAGAAGGTGGATTAGGTAGCTCTTACGAAGATTTTGTAAAATACTTTCGTGACCATGAAGATGTTCTTGTTAAACATAGAGATTTATGGAGTAAAGGTCATTCACAAGGTTTAAATAAATATACTGGTAAAAGTAGTGTTACTAACATTGTTAGTAACACTACTAATAAAAGAAACACAATACAAGGTAATAGAGTTGATTATTCTATTGATAGATTAAATAAATCTGGTCATATAGATTTAGCAAATAAAGTTATAGCAAAAGAAATATCTGCTAATGCTGCAATGATACAAGTAGGATTTAGAAAGCCTACTATTACAGTAAAGCAAGAAACTGATGATTTTATTAGAGTAATAAAAAATATTTTTACACCAGAGCAAATAAATTATATCTGTGAAAAAATTACTAATAAATCTTAACCTCCGCCCCATTGCCGTTTATCCTGTATATATCAAGCTTACAGGAAGTGTAAACGCTGGACTTTTACTTAGCCAAATTATGTATTGGTACTCCGCTGTAAATGGCAGAACCTTTTATAAAAGTGATGCAGAAATAATGGAAGAAACAATGCTATCCGTTAATGAACTCCGCCATGCCAAATCAAGGTTAAAACAAATGTCTTTTATAAAAATTACTTTACATGGTGTACCTGCAAAGACACATTACACCATAGATGATAAGTTACTGTTTAGTGCAATCAACGAATGTAGTTTAGTGGAATCAACTAAACTGGATAAGTCAAAACCACGAAACTACAATAGTGGAATTAACGAAACTATTACAGAGAATACAACAGAGAATACTACAAAGAATACAACAGAGAAAGGTTGTGATTTTTCAAATCCACTCCCCGACCTTGAAGTTAAAAATCCTTTCTCCCGCCAATCTTTCCATGATGCTCTGAACACTGACTCTGATCCAAAAGAAAGTTGCGCTAAAGAAAAGGTAGCCGACCGCCTTCCTTCCGAAACCTACCTTTGCTTCTCTGCTTTCGCCTCTACCTATGAACGCCTTGCCGGTGTTACATATCCCTCTGACAAGGGCAATTACATTATGACAGCAAAGGATGGTGCTAATTGTAAAAAGTTAGTGACATGGCTAAAGAAGGTAAGTGCCAGCGAGCAAGCACCGGAGGACATGGTCACAATGTTTACCACGGCAGCATGGCAGATAAGTGATAAATGGCTAAAGGCTAATTTTACTATTAGCAATATTTACTCTCAGGCTAATAACATCTATACGAAATTTTTATATGCCAGTCCATTGGCAAAGGAAAAGAAAAGGCAGGAGGAAATTGATAAACTTGTAAATGAATTTACGTTATGACAGCTAAAGAAAAAGCAGAGGAATTATTAGATTACTATTGGTTAATGGATAAAGTAACTCCATTTTTATCTAAAGAACAAGCCAAACAATGTGCTTTAATTGCAGTGGATGAGATATTAAATATTGTTGGATCTATAGAAGTACCATATTGGAAAGAAGTAAAAAAAGAAATAGAAAAACTATGAAACAAACACCCAAAGAAAAAGCAAATGAATTAGTAGATAATTATTGGCTAATGGATAAAATAAACCCATTTTTATCTAAAGAACAGGCTAAACAATGTGCTTTGATTGCAGTCGATGAAATTTTAAATTCAGTGCCATTAGAACCAAACTTTGCTGATTGGGATGATTGTGGCGGAGAACATAGATATTTCTACGATGCTCAAAAAACACACGCACATTATTATTGGCAAGAAGTAAAAAAAGAAATTCAAAACCTATGACACCAAAAGAAAAAGCAAAAGAACTTTTTACGCATTACCACAACCTTATCCAGGACATTGGAGGAGAACTTGGACAGGAGATCCTTGTATCTATCCTGGCAAAACAATGCGCTCTGTTTGCAGCAAGGGAGGTGCTAAAGGAAAAGTGGAACATTGATGTACCAGGCAGCTATGATGAATATTATTATTGGGAAGAAGTAGAACACGAAATAGAAAGCTATGAGGAATAGAGAAGAATACAACGCTTACATGAAAGCGTACCAGCAGCGCAAACGTGATGAAATGACATACGAGGAATGGAGAGCATTTAGAGACAAAAATAATGCTTACCATAAAAAGAGATATGATAATCGCACACCAGAGCAGATTGAAAAAAACAGAGAATATCAGCGACAGAAACAAAAATTATATTATTGGATGAAAAACAACAACAACAATGAATCTGACAAAGTACCAACCATACAACCAGGATGAACAAGCCATCATTGAATCAAGGCCTAACAGGATAGCAAACATTGAACCTAAAGACGCATTTAGAAATGTTCTTAATGTTATCAGCAGCCTTTTCCCTCTGCATGGCATTGATGGTGATCTCACATTTTACAGCACAGTTACAAAAGAAATAGTTAAAACCTTTGGGCAGATAGCTGCCAATGAAATTGAAATAGCCTTTCGCCTCTTCGCTGCCCAGTCGCTTGACCTGGATGATGATGTAAAATTCTATGGCAAGGCAAATATGCACACTATTGGTAAAATACTAAATGCTTACCTGATCTATCGGAGAAAGATAATTGCAGCTCACGACAATGAAGTCGCTGCCCTCCGGCACAATGCCAACATGGAAGAGAAAGCAAGGAAAACAAGGGAGGAGTTATATGCTAACTTTCCTACTATGCTAAAGGAGTTTAAAGGGAAAGACTTTACAACAGTGCCATTGTATTGGTACGATATGAGCGTACAGTTCGGAATGATAGAATATGAGGAGGGAGAGAAAAGAGCATTGTGGGAAGAGGCACAGGCATTGGCATTAAAAGAGCCACCGGAAAGCATGGATCTCATGTCTATCAGAAGCCATGCAAAGAAAATAGAACAAGGCAACACAAGGAGAGCCGTAGTCATTGCCCAGCAGCTGGCAGTGTGGAGGAAAGTGTTAAAGAGATAAGTAACTGGTTAAAAGTGCGTTTCATGGTGTGGGGAATTGACCTCACACTTTTTTTTTAATTATTTTTATATTTTTATATAATTTATATACTTTCTATTTATTTTAATATTATCTTTGAATAAACAAAAAACAAACATCATGACACCAGAAGAAAGAGACGAAAAAATTGTAGGTATTCTTACAAAGATTTGTATTAATGTACTTGTAAAAAATCTGTTTGATAAAAACGGAGTAAAAGTGTATGAAGAAGTTTTGCATGAACTCAACCAATTACCGGTAAACGAAGAAGAATATACTCGCTGCAATCATGCTCATGCTTTTTTGCATAAAACAGCCATTGAGTATTTACAAAAAACAATAGTATTTAACGAAGAATACAGAAAGAAATGAACCAGGCAAGCCAAGACATATTAGATTACATTGTAGACAACCACCTTGCCCTCCGTGACATTACCGACGAAGGCATAAGCAAGGCCATAGATGCACTGTTTAATTTTAACGATTTACTACCGAAGGAACAAGTGTTATTTAATTCAATAATGGCACAGGCAATTGACTTTGAATGGATTGCTGAACAGTTGCAAAACTGGGCAGAGGAAGAGGAGTTAAAAAAATTAGACGCACAAAGAGAAGACTATTATGATAATCACTAAAGCAAAAGTTAAATATAGTGCAGGCGCACCGAGAGAAGGGCAATACGGCCCATCTATAAACATCCTTGTAGTATTTGCCGATGGCAAGGAAGCAAGGATATATGGAAAGCCTGGCGATCCTATACAAAGTTTAAAGCAAGGAGATGTTATTGACGTTATAGATGATAAAGGAAAATTAAAATATGTTCAAAGCGAACCAACTACACAGCAAGCGATTGAATCAATGCAAGATGTAGATAAAGAGAAGCCTGATCTTGCAGCAATTGCCTTTGAAATATCTTCTATTTACACACAGGCATACATTGACATCTACAATAAGCTAATTGAGGCAGAGATACCGCACGACAATGCAACTGCCGCAACTTCTACTATCTTTATACAGGTCTTCCAGAAATTGAGATGAATGACTCTATATGTGCCAGTATCTGCGCTGGCACTTTTTTAAAAACTAAAACAACTTACCATGCTTAAATTACCAAAAGAACATTTATCAGTCTCACAGATTAATCTTTGGGAAAGTGATCCTATTGCATACCAAAAGAAATACTTTATCGGCATTCCCGATCCTCCTTCGCCTTTCTTGGAATTTGGAAAACAATTTGCAAAAGACATTGAGGATTATAGTAAACTTTTTTCAAGCAAAGAAATAACGCCAGAAAGAGATTTTAATTTTCCACCAAACTTTTTAGAAATTACTTTGCTTTATCCTCATGTAGAATATAAGTTAGAACATGATTTCGGAGATTTCAAAATGCTTGGATATATAGATAATTGTTCCAAAGATTTTGGCATGGTTATAGATTTCAAGACCGGCACCAGTCCCTGGTCAACACAGCGACTACAAGAATCTTTGCAGATGCAAACCTATTCACTTATATTGTGGTATAAGTTTGGTGTTATGCCTACCTCTGTTATTAGCTACTGGAAGACAAAGCTGCGAGGCAAGACATTGTCATGGGCTGGTGAGCATGAAAGTTTTATGTATGTGTTTAACACAGAAGAATTAACAGCCGCAGAGGCAAGGATAAGGAAAGCAGCGAAAGAGATAAGTGAGGCATACGAAAGATATAATAATAGTTATATTGGCGAGTTAATGGCAAGATATGCGGAGATTACAAAAGAGTTAAAGGATTTAGAATATAGAAGAAATAAAAATAAAGATCAGTTGACACTTTTATTAAAAGATAATAAAATGGCTATGGATGTACATGGTGCTTTAGTATCTTACACTACCTATCAACGAAAGTCCTACACATATTCTAAAAACATTGTAAACAAAGAATATGAGATAGAGGCAATGAAGAAAGAAGAAATAAACACTGGAGTAGCAGAGGAGCATTCTAAAACAGTCACACTTATATTAGTCAAAGATGAAGGAGTGGAATAGTAAAATGCTTGAGATACAAGCCTTCCTTGAAGAACTTAATGCTTGGATTACAACTGCCCCAAGTGCAGAGCATTTAGAAGAATGTGACGATTTTCTTCGGCAGTTATCCGGATATTATTCCAGGTACACAGTTATTAGCGGATTAAACGAATCTATTTATGCTCAAATGATGATGAGTTGTATTCGCGATATGCCCGATGAAGAATACAAAAGAATAAAGCACTCTTCGACACTTACCGACTATTACGTTAAAGGCAAATATCCTAAAGCGACGGCTATTTTTGAGCAATGCCGTGCCGTGCAAAAGTTACTGCTTGTCACTTCTGATAATTACAGGACATTGCTTAGTAGCTTTAGGCAAGAAAGAATATTAGTTAGCCACATGGCAACATAAAGACATTTGCAGACCTCGGAGTAGGATGTTTTGTTTATTAATTAAACATTTCTTTCCATCCTATTGCGTCAGAGGATGAATTGGCAGCCTGGAAAGACAGGCAATTAGCAAGGTAGCGGATGGGTAGCGCAAAGCGGCGACCGCGGCTGACATTGCAGGTTCGAATCCTGCCCTTGCTACCCTACAAAAGGCAGACGTTAAACCAGAGTGAAATAGATGGTGGTAATATTTCTAAAGTCTGTATTGTACCACTACTTACCGCCCGAAGGTTAAGCAATGCTGGCACCGTGTGTTGATAAAGGGATGGAACGGTGCAATTTTTAATCTCTAATAAATGTCTAATAAATGTCTAATAAAATGAAAGTAGAACTTTTAGAAATATTTGGAAACGATGACATGGTAGCCAATGCCGCCCGTGTTTCCTTCGGCAAGGAAGCCAGCAACTACACTGTGGAGCAGAATGAGAAGTTGATAAAATACCTTGCAGAACATGGACACACCTCACCTTTTAGGCATCCACAGTTACAATATAGAATAACTTGCCCTATCTATGTGGAAAGGCAGTTGTTTAAACACCAAGTCGGATTGACGGCAAATTCAATATCTGGTAGATATGTTGACTTTGAGGATAACTATTACAGGATAGATGAATTTCGCATACAAAGTAAAATTAGTAAGCAAGGCAGCGGAGGACATTTAGAGAGATACGACAATGATGCTGCCTTAATGATACAAGATGCTGTTATAAATTATTGCGCCACTGCCTACCATGAGCTGTTGCAGCTTGGTGTTGCAAAGGAACAAGCTCGTACTATTTTACCGTTAAATCTTGAAACTACTTTTATCTGGACAGGATCTTTATTAGCTTACATAAACTTTTGGAAGTTAAGAATTACAAGAGACACACAATTTGAAACAATGCAGATTGCAATGGATATGTTATGTGAGTTAAAATTGCGTACTAATGGCTTTGAACACTCTTTAAAAGCATTTCATATATGAAAGATTACGATGAAGTAAGAGGCCTTCGCCACAACTCCGATAAACTCCGCTACGATCTTATACCACCATTAGCCAACCGTGAATATGCCAAAGTATGGACACAGGCACTTGGCAAATATCCGGAAGGTAATTGGGAAAAGGGAATGCCTTGGACAGAGGTAATAGCCAGTGCAATGAGGCACCTGGAAGCGATAAGGCTGGGAGAAGATATAGATGCAGAGTCAGGACTGCTCCATGCCGCACACTTGCAATGCAATGCTGCAATGCTGACAGAATACTATTTTACTAAACAAGATTTTGATAACCGTAAAAAATATGACAAATGATTTTAACAGATCACACGATTACCGCAGAGATTAACAATGGAAACATTGTAGTAGAGCCTTTTATACCGGAGAACCTTGGCACTAATAGTATTGATTTAACTCTTCATAACACTTTAATACTTTATACAGATAGTATATTAGATGTAAGGAAAAAGAATCTTAGTGCACCGATGATTATTCCTGCCGAAGGTTTAATTTTACAGCCTAATGTTATTTACCTTGCCTCCACTGTCGAATATACAGAGACACTGCGCCATGTACCAGTGATACAAGGTAAGTCATCACTTGGAAGATTAGGTTTATTTGTCCATGTGACTGCTGGCTTTGGAGATGTTGGCTTTAGAGGACACTGGACATTGGAGCTGATTGCAGTACAGAGGATCAAGATTTATCCTGGCATGAAGATAGCGCAAATAGTTTACCATGAAATCAGCGAGATGCCTAAAATAAGCTATGACAAGAAAGAGGATGCAAAGTATAGCAACCAGGGAAGTGAGCCAGTAGCAAGTAAAATGTATTTAAATAAATAGACATGAACAATAAACAAATAGTTTTACTTTATAGAACTCTTTCAATTATTTTTGCTACTATAGCTACTCTTGCTTTGGTTAAGTTAATCTATTCTTTTATCACCTATTTAAATAAATAAATATGTTAAATCAAAATGAAAAAGAAAAGTTAATAAAAGATGCAGTAAACATCTTTGTAGTCTTAGCAGGATGTTTAACACTGGCTATTGCACTTTTACATATTACTGACTATATTAAAAAATGGCACTAATGGAAGTAGAGATGAATAAATATGTAATCAAATACGAAGATGGCAAAAGCGTAACAGTAAGCGCAAAGAACCTTGAAGAAGCACTGGATAGGTTTAAAGAGTTGCGCATCGAAACAGCTACAAAGGAGATCAGAGTCATGACAGCCTGGGAGAGATACAATAAACACAAGCAAAAGGAGTAGTAATCGTTTTTGGTAATTTAAGTTGTTTCAGAGTGCGGAGATTTGCCTTCGCACTTTTTTTATAATTATTTTTAATATTTATATACAAGTTATTTATTTTATATTACTTTTGTAAAGTCATTATGACAAATCACTAAAACATCACACAAATGAAAAAGAATTTTAACAACCAAAACTTTGAATGGCTATTTGATGACATTACATCTACAATGCCTAAAATTATCTTTGTTGGCATTATTTTAACTTATGCCATCACCGCTGCACTAAATGTGTATTTTCTTCCCCTTCCTTTACTCCTTTCCATCCCTGCTTCTCTTATGTTGCAGTTCGGCAGATTTGCCATTGTCTTTATTGACTTCCTTAATCCATCTACTAAACGCTCAAAGTATCCTCCAAAGGTTGCAGCAATAGCTACCGTAGTAGCATTGTTGGAACTATTCTTTTCTATTCAAGGTCAGGCAACTGGTGCAGAGTTCTATGCCATGTTCTTTTTTATAGGTACTATTATCTGCTTTGGATATGTGTTGGAGATACAATTCATTGAGAAGGGCATAGAAGCCTACGGCATTGGCATGAAAGCACCAAGGAAGCGCAATGTACCAAGTAAAGGTAAAGAGCCAGTACAGATGAATACAACGGTGCGCAGCGTACAGTTATCATTGGCAATCATGTTAGTGTTAGGAGTAACTACTGTAAATGCTCAAAATAATCACTTTTTAGCCTATAATACTGTAAGTTTTGGAAAGATAGGAGATAAATTGCTTGAAAGAAGTTATTATAGTGTAGCAGATGGTAGCTATACTGTTGATACAATCACTTATGATATGCTATCTGGCATAGATTTGTGGGATGGTTACAGTAATACAACATCTGATAATTGTTTATTTATGACATTTGGAACACTTAATTTAGAGTATTATCCTTTTTTTGAATTATGGAAGCATGGTAAAAAATACTATGACTATCATGATTTATTGAAATTTGTAAGTAAGTATGTAAAGCGTAACTTCTTAAATAAAAAGATAAATTATGATGAAATTCGTAGGCATAGATCCAGCCATGAGGCTAAACGGCTTGGCAGTATGCGTGATTGATGATAAAAAGGTATATTTTGGTAGGTACAAGAATCTGGCTGCATGGATAATGGATAGCCTAACATGGGAGAGAGATTGTGCGATTGTTGTAGAAGATTCTTCCCTCCAAAATATTACCTTTCGTAAACACGCAAATGTAAAAGCAAGCAATAAGATTAGTCGAAACGTCGGCATGAATCAAGGTGCATCCAGGACAATCATTGACTTATTAGAATTGAATGGACATAAAGTAAAAGGTATTTCACCGCAGCACAAAGGCAGCAAATGGACTATTGATTATTGTATGTCTGTAATAAAGGCAATGAAGATGGAGGTGCATGGAAATAAAAAACTTTCACAAGACGAAATAGACGCTTTCCAAATAGCGTTAATTTCTAAAACTTATTACGAAAATGATGCAAATAAAGGTTATAGAAAAGAAGCTGCACCGGTTGACCCTGGCATACATAAAGGAGACGATGAGACGAAAGATTAATTATTTTTATGTTGACTACTTAGCCACCAGGATAAGGCAGGAAGAAACTAAACTAACACTTTTAAAAATAGGAAGTCATGCAGATAACTAAATTATTAAACGACAAAGAAATAAAACATGGTTTGTTGTTAGTAGATAAATATCCAAAACCTATTAATAAAAATAATGTTGTAAACACAAATAGTGCTTTACTGCAATTTTACTCCGGTAACGATGGAGCAGGTAGGAAGTTTTATCAGTATATGAATCCGGAAAGATTACAAGCTATTTTATTTATGATAGTAAATAATACGAGCGAAAAAGACGATGTGAAAGCTAAAGCAGCTGCGATGTTCAAAAAACTCTTCAAAAGTTGAGTGGTGTTTACTTAGTGTAATTTCAGCCGCAGGTGTTTTTCCTGCGGCTTTTTTGTTACCACTCCACACCTTGCTTTATCGCATATTCAAGAATGCCTTTAGCATGAGCTTTCGCCACTGCCTCCTGCCATTCTCTGTCTATCATTAACACAGCATCGTTGTAATTTGTAAAGAATCCATTCTCTGTTAACACCGCTGGCACTGTTGTCGCAGTTAACATCTGAAATCTTGCCTCTCTGTCAAGGTCACCATCACTGTAATCATGCCGATGCACCCAGCCAGGTGTAGCATCTTTTACTTCTTCTCCAATCATGGTAGCAAGAAGATCAGACTTTGTATTACCTGGTGATGTAAATACCTCCCATCCTCTGGCAGATGTTGAAGCTGCGGCATTGCCGTGAATGGAAACAAGCACAGCAGCCTTGCCAAGTGTGGCATAGCTATTTACAAGCTGACAGCGTTTGTTAAGTGATGTATCGTTTATAGGCTCATAAACCTTTTTAACCTGGAAGCCATAGTCAAGGAGAAAATGCTCAAGGAAGTTGGCAAGGGAGCGATTGAACACACCTTCAAAAAACCAACCATAGGAATGGAATTTACCGTGATTGTGCTGAAAACACTTGGAAGGATAAGTGACATATTTGTCCGGCCCTATTCCTTTATTAAGACCACCATGCCCAGCATCCACGCATACTACAAAATCATTTGGTATCATTCTGCAAATTGAAAGTTGTACAATAATTTTTTATCAACATCTATCGTGTATTTCATCCAAATGCCTGCACCTGCTTTAGGAGACAATCCTTTTTCAACGGCATAACCATTAAAATCAATAGGTGCATTTTGGTAGGTGCCTGTTTTTATATGCCATTGCTGATCTACACTTTCACCGTATCGTGAAATGCGATTCCTTGTGACAGGAACAATCCATCTATCATGCGTATGTCCACTAATTACAATGTTAGCATCTGGCAGATATACTGCTCTTCTATTTGTTTGAATTACATCTTTAGTTACAGGCCCTCCACCTCCGTAGCCGTGATGGTAAGCCATAATTAAAGGCACTTTAGAACCTTCATCAAGGTAAGCATACATTCTACAATAAATATATCCAGAATAATTGCCCTGTGTCATTTCTAACTTTTCACAAATCTTATCTACTATGCCATATTCAATGCGCTTTTCAACGCTCGTTTCATGGTTGCCAGGAGAATAGAAAGCTAAGATAGATTTGTATGGCATTAGAAATTCCACAACATCTTTAATCACTTCGTCAATGTACCTTGCGGAATTGTATTTAGGATTTAAATCTCCTTTGTTGCTGCGAGGATCATATTTTCCTTGCATCAAGTCAAGTAAATCACCAAATATAAACACCGGAGCATTCCTTTCCATTGCAAGGTCAAGGTGTTGCTTTAGCTTTACTCTGTCGCAATGCACACTGTCAAGGTGAACATCAGAAATCAGTAAAAAATACCTATCTTTTTTGTAGACTTGATAGTCCATAAATTGATAAGTATTTGGAAATATTTTTTGTAACATAGTTTTTTTATTTTAAAGGGGAATAGAAATCAATCTACTCCCCTCGGCTGCCTAAGGTAGCGAATCCTGCTGCGCCTATAACTTAAAGCCGATAAGGGCAAAGGCTGCGTTAATCAAACCAAACTTTGCTGGTACTTTAACTTCAATTTCCTTTCCTGCGCACTGCTTGGATGTCTCCTTAATCTTATCCCAAATTATTTGGGCAAGTTTAACATATTCGCGCCATGTAAATTTGACTTTTTTATCATCATCGCTGACGATTACGTTTATCTCTTGTGCAAGCTCTGCAAAATTGAGAGAATAACAAGCTATATCCGATAAAGGACTTTTTTTTGTGTCGGAGTTTTTTAAAACATCCTTTAAATTAGTCTGCATGATTATTTGTTTTTAACGTTTAAACAATCTAATTATTACTGTAAAAAGATTTACTCCCGTTATCCGCTTGACATTTTCCGCCACGCTGAACAATTCTGTACCAGCGATGACCGAGCTGACAAGGTAAACGATTGGTACTGGGATTGCAAAGGTCAACTGCGCACCGTGAAATATAAGGATGGATGTAAAATATACCACTATCTTCTCCGTTGTCCTGTACAATCCTTTGCTTGTTATCGCCTTGCCCTCTTTCTTTGCTGCCTTGATTCCCGTGATTGTGTCAGCTATGACTACTCCGATGGTAAATAAAAGGAAATGTTTAATCGGGAAGAAGAAGGAAAATATAAAGCCTGTTGTCAATGCCACGGCAAAGAAATCATAGCCTTGTTTAAGTAGGTTTAAAATTATTGACTTCATATTATTCCTTTTTTATTAGCCGCACATCATTGTCAACCGTTGCAAATTTACCATTGGCAAACTTGTATAAGTCATAGCGCACACCGTTGAAGGCAAAGCTAACTTGGTTGGTAAATGTACTTAATAATAGATTGGTTGAAATAGAATACACCTTGCCGTTATCAGGATTAAAAATAAATCTGTTGGCATTGTTTATCTGTATTTCACCGAGGATATTTTCCCCATTGAATACCAATGTCCAATCGCCAAGGAAAGCCGTTGAATCCCTTAAAGCCGTTGACGTGTACACGGGTTTGCCACTTATTTGAAGGTGCAAATCGTTTTCAAGTTTAATTAACTTATTGACTTTACCACGCATAATATAACCTCTTGCTATTTGTGCTATATTATCTGAATATAAAGTAGCTAAAGATGTAATTCTTTTAATAGCTTGTAAAGAATCTCCATAATTGTCAACTGATTCAATAATACTACTATCTACATACAATGTTTGTTTTACAACAAAATATGTATTATTTGTTTTCCTTACAAAAATAGTATCAGATAAAATATCTTGACCATAAATAATAGAAGGAAATAAAAATAAAAATAATATGTTTTTCATGTTTATTTGTTTTCAAGTGTTAAAATTCGTTGTTCAAGTGACTTTATTTTTTCATTTGCCTCTTGTAATGCTTTGACAATAATAGGCAAAAGTACACCATAACCAGCCTCAAGTTTTTCTTCAGTACCGCTTACAAGATTTGGAACATTTACATTAGTATCTATTTGTGCTTGTTGTAAATCTTGAGCAATAAATCCTATATCTGAAATACCTATCTTACCACCATCTCGCATATTCCAAACAAATGATACTGGTTTTAATTTTTCAATAAAATTCATACCATAATTTAAAGGTAAAATATCTGATTTATCCCGAGCATCTGATAATGAGGTAATAGTTGTTACTTGCGCACGAATAGTAGCAATAGAACTATTTCCAAGTGTAATTTCATTTGATACTGTGCCAGTTGAGGAAATTGCCCTATAACCTAATAATGTGTTATTTGTACCACCAGTTAATAAAGTAGTAATACCGCCAGCCTCTGTTCCAATAATTGTTGAATTATTTGTACTATCAGTTGCGTAACCAGTATCTGTACCTCCAATAGCTACATTTTTTGTGCCTGTTTTCAACTCTTGTAACGAACTTCTGCCTATTGCGCAATTAAAATTAGCAGTTGTTGCTTTATATAATGCATTTGCACCAATAGCAACACTATAACCACCAGTCGTATTAAAACCCATTGCATACGAACCAATGGCTAAATTTTCATCTCCAGTAGTATTATTTTCTAATGCAAAAGCACCTATTGCTGTATTTGTATTACCACCAGCAGCATTTTTTGATAATGTAGCTAAATTACCAATTTTTATATTACTTGATACATTTGAATTTCCAAGTCCAATGTACAAACCATTTATTTTTAAAGTCTTGGTTGTATAATTAAATAATAAATCAGTTGACGATGATATAGCAGACGTTCCTCTTCCTTGTAATAAAGTTGAATCGCCATAGGTTGTACCACCCGTTCCCCCATTTGCCACCGACAAAGTACCACCTAATGTCACCGCTCCAGTTGTTGCCGTTGATGGAGTTAAGCCTGTTGTTCCAGCGCTGAATGAGGACACCGATACACCGCCTCCTGCCTGTATCCATCCATTGCTTGCCGTTTTATAATGCCATAACAAATTAGTAACTGTATCAAGCAAAAGAAAAGCACTTGTATCCTGTTTGTTTGCCCGTGTAATTTTGCTTGTTGCCGTGACTGTGTCAATGGATGCTACACCGCGCCAAATCAAACCATCGGCAGTCGTCTGTTCTCCAAGTGTTATCTTTTGCCCAGCATTGCCCGTGTACTGTGCCATGGCAAGGCAAGGGAAAAGGAGGAGGAAAAGGAGTTGTTTCATGTTTATGTTTTTAATGATTAATTACCAGCCATTTTAATCCAGTTAGTCCCATTGCTAACAAGTGTAGCATATTTACCTCCACCAGATACTAAAATAGCTGATGTAAGGGAGGTGCTATTTAATGGCTCTACGTTTGTTGCTGCTGAATTAACAGCACCAGCACCAGTATTTTTAATTACAAGTGTTTTGTTTGGATTACCACTTGCAGATGGTAATGTAATAGTAACGGTAGAAGCTTGATTAATATTTACATACCAGTGTGAATAAACACCAAAACTTGACGATAATGTAATACCTGGCCCATTTATAGCAAGATATACATTAATAGAATCATTGCCAAATGCTGTTGCAGTCAATGTTCCACTTGTTAAATTTAATCCATTACCTACATTAACTCCTACTACCTGCCCTGTGCTACTCCTTCCAATAACACTTGTTGCCGTGCCACTTACACTACTCAATGTTACTGTACCGCTAAATGTTTTATTTCCTGTCAATGTTTCTGTACAACTTTTACAAGCCGCTCCTAAATTATTTCTTGCATCCGCTTCGTTTGCTCCTCCAGTGCCACCATTTGCAACTGGCAATGGTACACCGCTAAGACTTACCGCTAATGTGCCGCTTGATGTTACAGGACTTCCCGATACAGATAAGAAAGTAGGTACACTCATCGCAACACTTGATACACTGCCCGTGCCTGCTCCAATGGTTGTCCTTGTGTCAGCTGCATTTAGTAAAGTAATAGTATTGTTAGAATTTACTTTTATAAATTTATCAGATACACTATTGGTTAAAGTAAATAAAGATATACCACTTGTTGTGCCTCCTAAAGTTATCCTTGCATCAGATGCTGTCGTTGCACCAGTACCACCATTTGCCAATGGTAAAGCATTACCACTTAATGAAACAGCTAACGTGCCACTTGTTGTAATAGGTGAGCCAGTTACTTGTAGAAAAGATGGTACAGTCATTGCAACACTTGTCACCGTGCCAGTGCCACCGCCTCCGCTTGTGTATTGTGGAATGTTTAATGTTGCTCCTACTAATGTTGCCGCTCCACTTGTGCCTGTTGTAGTAAGTGTTAAAGCGTTTTGTTTATTGTTAAAAGTAGTCCAATCTGTTGATGTTAAAATACCACTAACACTTCCACTTGCATTACTTAAAGCATTCTGTTTATTATTAAATGTTGTCCAATCAGTTGATCTTAGATAACCATTCCTACCACTCGTTGCACTTAACAATTCTATTGTAGGTGTAGTAGTTTTATTAGTTATAGATATTGGATTTCCAACCGTTGTTGAGGCATCTACCTCCGTAACAGTGCCAGCTCCAATGTCACTCCTAAAATTAACCGCACTCCTGGCATCAACTGTGTTGTCAGCGTTGAAGCGAGGGAAGGTGATGGCAGAAGGATTGGTTAAGGTAAACATTGATTGACCGATAGTTGTGCCTCCTAAACTTGTCCTTCCTGTCGCTGCTACAAGTCCTGTACTCCCTCCATCCCATTTTAATCTATCTGTAAATGCCGTGTTCCAATTACTACTATTATTTGTTATACTTGTTGTCCATGTTGTGCCTGTGCTAAGTGCTATGCCTGCCTCTGGATAAACTGGATTGCCTTGCGCAGAGGAAACAGAGCCGATGCCGGAGACTGTGACTAAGGTGTAATTTTCACCAAGTTTAAAAGATGATGCTGCTACCTTGACCTTGTTTGTGTCAATGATGCTGAATTGGTCATTTAGTAACAACTGACCATTGCGGAAGAGGAGGATAAACTGCCGGAGTTGGATAGGAAATTTATTTGTAACTGTCCATGTTAATGTGTCTGTTGTGGCAGGTGTATATTCTTGTTTAAGTATCTTTATTGTATCTCCTCCTATTTCAACTGCTACAATGCTATCTCTGACAAAGTCATACACTGTGGAAGTATCTACTGTTAATGTGCCAGTAGTTGTTATAGGTCCACCAAGTAATCCATAGCCACTACCTACACTTGTAACTGTGCCTGTGCCACCTCCACTATATTGTGGTATATTTAATGTGTTAGAGCTAAAAGTTGCAGCTCCACTTGTTCCGGTAGTGGTAAGTGTTATATTGTTTTGCTTTGTCGCAAACCTTGTAGTAAGGTTAAGTAAAGTAGTATCTGTCAGCTCCATTAATACAGTGAGGTCTGCGGATACTGTGCCTGTGGTAGTAATTGGATTAGGGCTAACTGTTATGCCAGTGCCACCGGAGATAGAGGTAAGGCTGCCCGATCCTCCACCACTTCCTGCACCGCCACCACGAGGTAAAATTACTGTATAATTTTCACCTGCTTTATAAGATGTTGCGGCAATTACTACACTTGTTGATGTTGGTACTGTGTATTGATTAGGCAATAAGATTTGACCATTTCTATACACTTGTAAAGATGTAGTATCATTTACGACTAAAGTATCGCTTTGTGTCCATGTCAGAGTGCTTGAAGATACACTTCTAAATTCTTGCCTTGCGTAAAATCTGCCTGTTGTATCTGCATAGGCTTTGGTAGCGTAGTTAGATAACATAGAGGCAGTATCACTAACTAAAAGTGTTGCCGTTGTGTCCCTCCATAATCCATCACTACTTTTATAATACAAAGAAGCCCTGTCAACTGGTGATGTAATTTGGACATCGTGAAGCTCATCCAATTCCTGTCCATTCCTTATTTTTACAAATACTTCTCCACTCCCAGCATTACTCTTAACACATACGCCAATGTAAACACCATGAATAGGTGCCTGTGGCTTAGTAGATGTTAGTGCGCCTGCTGTGGTGCCAGATAAATACACTGCGCTATCTTGCGTTAATGCAGATGTATTTAAATTTGTAATTAATCCTTCTGTGATAACATATCCGCTTTGATTATCTGCAATACTCTCCGCAACAATGCCAAATGTATTAGCCGATGTTGGGTCGCTTGTTGCAATAGCTTTCGCAACGGTTATCCTGTTGCCCTGACTTCCTGATAAATAAACAACATCGCCTTTATTAAGAGTTGCGCCTGTTCTGTTATTTACCCGTTGGTGTAATTGCTGCCCAATAACATTAGTAACATTACCACCTTTTAAACCTTGTATTAAAGAGCCTTGTGTATCATTATATTCTACCTCTCCCACTCCTACTGTGCCATCCTTTGCCGTGTTAAAGGTAATGGAATCAAAAGGCATCGTCAAACCTCCTCCTGCACCGGTAATAGCTGCCCAGGCACCTTGTTTAAAAACATATAAAGAGCCGCTGACAGAGTCAAGGATAAGATAAGCCTTTACGTTTTTATCTGCATAACTCGTAGGCTTTGTAATTGTATCGTTAACTCTACCTCTCCACACAAGCCCGTTTCCGCTAGTTTGCCAGCCTAAACGCTGCTTATTGCCTGTAATAGGATATGGTATAGAGTCAATAGAAGCGTACGATATTCCTGCTACTAATGCAAAAGCAATGACAAGGCCTTGCCGTTTGTTGCCTACTTTGTTAATAGCTTTTCCTATAAACTTCCTGCCTATTCCCATGACTAATTCATTGGCTAAAACTTTGGCAATATTTCCAACGGCTTTTAAAAACTTTCTTTCTTTCTTCGGTGCTTTTATTTCTTCCATTATATTATGTTTATTGCAAAGACAATATAATTACTGCCATCGTAATGTGTGTTAGCATCTATTGTAATAGTGGCAGGTGCCGTAATTACATATTGACTTTCTATTAATTTCTGCCCATTCTGGTACACATGAACAGAGGCAGTTAGATTAGTAACCGGTAATGTTCCATTGTTCTGTGTCCATGTCAATACATTGGATGAAGCTGCGATAAATTCTTGATTAAAAATAGAAACAGCAGAGCCTGTAACAGTCACATTGTTTATAGTTTCTGTGACATTATTATTTACCACTCCACCACTTCCGGCATTGTTTGCCACCTGGTCAAAGTCGCGAGGCTTAGATAATACTGTTCTTTCTGTATAGTTAGGCATCTAATTCTATTTTAAAGTAATCACCTTGCCAAATCTCTGTTTTTAAATCAAGGCTGCCTCTTTCAAAAACGTAATATCCAGAGGAATATTCTATGACCTTGTGAGGAAGGTAAGGATTGTCAACTGATAAATTTTGAAATGGCATATCTACCATGCGGAGCTTTGGAGTAAGTTGTCCTCGGATTACTTCATTAACCAATAGCTGTGTAACATTGTTAAAGCCCGATCCGCTGCTTACATCCCAACTGCTACTATTTTCGTATGTGCCAGATTCTAATACTTTCAATCCTCCATCTGTTGTTTTACTTGGCCCATCACCAATATAAGTATCAAGGCTAAAAACTGTGGAAGATTTATCGTCATTGTCAGAGCCGTATTCAAGTATATCACTTTGTCCAGATACTGCACCGGTAGGAAGAAATTCAAGATAATTACTGCTTAATAAATAAGATATAGTAAAGTTTGATATTATACTTGTGCCTGCCTCATTTCGCATTGATTTTAATCGCATCTCCCAAACATACTCCGCACTTTCTGGAATGTCTAATGTATCAAATGTAATAGTCTTATAAGCAACAAAAGCAGCATCGGCCGTTATTGTTTCTGTATTAAATTCATATTCGTAAAAACTATTCTCCCAAGTTGCAGGCTCTAATACAAAATTAAATCCATTGGTATATGTTACACCTCTTTTTAAATACTTGTTTTCTTGCTTTACTTGTAATGACTTTATTTTACCAGTAAAGCCTGGTGATGATACACTATCTAATTTTAAAGTATCTGTATTTGTAGATAAAATTACATAATCGTAATCTCCACTTTCTGTAATAGTTTTTGTTACTCCTCCTAATCTTAATCTAAGGCTACCAGCATTATCAATTTCAACTTTAATTTTAACATAATATTTTCTACCAGATGTAACTGTAAATGTCGTATAGTATGCCTCCGAAGCTATTAAAGTACCTTCAAGTATTTTGTTATCAATTAACCATCCACTACCTAATGTCCAGTTAGCACTTTCAAAACCTTGCAAAGGAAAGCTATTTATAATAGATGCTACCTTAACAGCAAATACAAATTGGAAAGGCTCAAAGTTTACAGGATTAAGTGCTTGAGCATAAAAGCCAAGTATTCCGGTGTAAGATAAACGAGCATCCGGATTAGAAGCATCTAATGTAGGAGTGGTTGTAATTACCGGAGTAGTATTAGTTGCATAGTTATATTCTACACCTGCTAATAAGTTTTGTTTAGCAAAGTGATTATAACGTACTACTACATTTTTTAAGGAAGGATAGTATGTCCATTTGCCTCCGCTTAATCTCATTAAGTCGCTTCCTGGAAGATTGGTCTGAATATTAGATATAGTTAAATCCGCTGTAAATGTGCCAGCTGATTGAACACCTAAAGCACTGTACTTAAAGTATCTTTTAGTCGCTGGTGTTCTTGAATATTCATTTACTTGCACAAACCAATATTGATTGCCACTAAATAATAATCTTGCTCCAAAAGTTTGACATATTTTTTTTAAGACATCGTAGCAACTTTGATAATTATAATTGCTTTTAGTGTCTTTGTGATAGAATGCTCTATGTTGTATAACTGTCAATAATGAGTAATCACTATTTGCACTATATGCCGTTGTATTCTCATGCCAGTTAAAAATTGTATGTAACACTGGCAAACTATTTGCCACTAAGTTCTCTTGGACAAAATCTAACTGATTAAGGCAATTTAAAATATGTTGAACAACTGTGTCCTGCCCGTTGTAAGGCCCAACCGCACTCTTGTAATCTAATGTCTTTAGCCATCCTAATCCATCTATTGCAGATATTTGTGCCTGGTAACCTATGGATAATGGCACATCTTCAAACTCAACTAAATCTGTGACTATATAGCCATACCATTTAAATGATACAGTTGTGTTATCATCTTCGTAGGCTGTTAACTCCATCGTGAATCTTCCCTCAACAGCCAAGCCAATGTCAAGGAGCAAGGTTTCAAGATCACTATTATTAATTAATAAAGACAATGAACACCGTGAACCAATGATAGGAGTAAATCTTTCTTGTCCTTGCTGACTTTCACTGTCATATTGCAACTGCAAACCAATGGTATCAAAATCATAAGTCATACCGGAAAAGACATTGTCTTTAATAGAAACTATTATCTTTCTGCCTTTCTCGTTATAAA